TATCAATCAATTGAAAGAGCAATATGCCTCATCGCAGATTAAAAAATGAGGTGGTCAGACAATCGTGTCATTCCATGGAAGACGTGCGTGCGGATTTCCTATTATACAATATTACGTACGACCTGAACGAGGCGGGATATGCAGATTGCATTATCGCAGCAGTGTGCGATATCATGGACAAATTCAAGAATCTGATAAATAAAATAGATATGGGAGAGTCTCACTGGATTGTCAAATGATTCATGATATCTGGCAGCGCTTTCAGATCGAGTATACTATTGTTATTTACCAACGACAATATACCCGGAAGAGGTTTCAATTCTCCGGTTCGAGATAACATATTTGATATTTTTGGCATTACAGACTTGGGTGTCGTATCGCGTCTGATATTCTTGAAGATGTTAGGGAAGCTACGCAATATCCCTCGTTTATCATTTTTTGTTTCTATTATTTTGATGTCACTGAAATAAGTGAACACGAACATGTAAAACATGAGGATGAACATCTGGGTCATTGACAATTGCCTGAGCCGATCCTGCACATCCTTGGCGGTGAGTTTATCGCTATCCTTTTGGATTTGAGAATATGTATTGTTGGCAAAAAGCAAATACAGAGTCATGCATATTATAAAAGTCATCTGTACATTTGTTTCGTCAGGATGCTTGGACACCAATACGTATACACCTATGGTTGATACAATGAATAGAGTTATCCACGTGAATATTTGATGAATGCGTATTATTTGTGATTTTATTTGTTTATTCTTCTTTGGATGAACGTAGGAAATTATCAATTGTCCAAAAAGAACCACAATATACATAGCACAAATCAGGATGAGTATTGTTTTTGTGACATTGGTCTCGAACAATATCAGACTACAAGATAGAACAAATTTTGCTGCAAACATTGATATCATGGCTATCAATAACAGTCTTTGATGATTCGGTTTCAATGTCATTGTCATCTGTTATAATAGTGTATCAAAATACCTGGAAGAATAATTATATATAGTCGATAAAATATGCCAGACTAACATAGAACAGCAATATGGACTGCATTGCAGAAGCGTTATTCATGGTGTTATTGATTCTTTTACACCTTTGAACATTTAAAATGCCGACTTTCAGCATCAAAATTTTCAAAGATTTGTGGCTTGACCCACGGTAAAATCAACTTATTGACCAACTTTCTCTCCCGAAGATGGAGTGATGGTCAGTCCCGTAGTGCGTTGAAACACTAAAGGACGTTTTCGCTCGTTCATCCAATCCAGTGCTAACTGGCGAATATTCAGAGCAGAGTTCAGGTCTCTTGTAACGAATGTGGTTTGTTTGCTTTCTAAGCTTTCACATCCCTTACATATCAGACACCTGAACACTTTCTTGTTTTGGTCACCTTTTTGAACTTTCATATGACAGAGTTCCTCATGACATTTGCAACATAATTTCGAAGTTCTGAACTCGTTGATACTGATTGTCTTGAAACGTTTGGCTATCAATTTCCTCAATCCTATACCTTTTGTGGGAATAAAATGTTTCATTTGGGTAGCTCTGCTCCAATCTCCATAGGCAATACATGTATATTCACCGAAAGTATCTGCAATATTATTCAAGAACCTATCCTCACTTTTTTGGGTATAGACGAATTGACGCCATTTCATCTTACGAAAAAGTTCATTTTGATAAAATGATTTCAGATCATCATTCAGTTTGTTCTTTTGTTTCAAATATTCCTTGAACTTATCATAATTGACAGTTTTGGAATTCTGAACACTCAATATTGTTTCTTTGGAAATAACATCATTTTTGATTTTCTCATTGTTCATGATACGTTGATTACGTTTTGCCATGCTTTCGGTACGACGCTGAAAAGCTGTATAGCGCAACTTTTTGCCATTGCCGTCAGCCATATAAATCAAGTTGAATTTTCCAGGATCTGCGCCGACAATATTCATTTCCTTCAATTTGTCGAGTTGGTCATCAGATAAGTCTTCGACATAGTTATAATGACAATCATCAGTCGTAAGGCAGTCTGGACAAGATTTCCTGCCATTGTATTGCTTATGAACGAACAACAGAGAAACGGCAATGCCATCAGTTTGAAATGTGTAGTTGAAATGGTAATTCTTTTTCCTAAAAATAGGCTTATCAAGATTGAAATAAGTATTCCAAATATTTTGTTGATTATCCTTGATATGTTTGAGCAATTTCCCTTTTGTACCTTTCTCACCAAAAAGGTTGATGAGAGATGCTGTGTCCAGTGTCACATAATGAGGAATAATACTATTGCGAAGACTGAGAGGTTGAAATAATTTATACTCATATTGTTCAAGAACAGCGTTCATGTAGAAGCTAAATGATAGATATTTTGACGGAAAAACCTTAACATCGTATGGCAAACTTATATTCCATTCCTGTGGAATAATCAGATCACGATGAGTTTTTATCCACTCGTCATAACGTTCTGGAGATGTTGTCATGTTATTTGCAAATAGAGCATCCTTGAGAAGACGACGTTCTTTTTTGATTTCTTCTTTTGTAAGTTTGTCCTCATATTTGCTGGTAGTCTTATTGATGAACCTCAGTAAACGAGTTATGAAATGTTCTTTCAAATTGTTGTTTATTGCGGTATGCATTTGAGTTGCGAGATATGGAAGTAGAAATGTAAAATTTTTGAGATCGTGTTTTTCAGTATGAACAAGAAGTGATTGAAACTCCTTAGAATAAAAGTCATCCAATTCCTTTTGAAGGTGTACATTTTCAGCTTTCTTACCCCTGTTGTCTCTTGTGCCTGTAGCTTTGATACAGTAAAGAATAAATTTATAATCGATTTCTGGCAGCGATTTGTTATTATTGTATCTATACAGGCAATACATACGGATGAACTGGTAAGCTTCAATCACAATATCGTTACATCTAAATACAATATCATTGATTTTTGGCTGATAGGTTTGGTTGTCTCTCAGGATTGATTTTAGAGAACATTTTACCGTCATGTATGCATGTGGTTTTTTCAAAAATGTGGGATAACCTTCTGCTTTTTCATGATGGTACTACTATTAACTAAGAAAATAATTTATCTTTAAGTAGTTTTTTACGCACCCTGCGTTTTCTTTTGGGCATATCTCTCACGTTGTTTTTTGTTCCATTCTTCTCTGTTTTCTTTACGGTATTTTTTCATGTATTCGGCATTGTATTTATTCTTATTCTGTTGAGCTCGATAAGCTTTGAGAAGCTCTTCTTTTGTTGGAGTGACATCATCAGTAGTGGTGTTCATCTACTTTCTTTATATATAAATAGAAGGTTTCTTATATAGTTTGTATTTCATGCCGAAACACAAAAGTGATGATTACAAGATTGCAGCAGTGAAATATTATTTGAAGATCGATAATCAAGTAAAACATGTAGTGCATTCAAATGTAGTGAACGGTCATTGATGCGATGGGTTCAGAGATACGAACAAGAAGGAAATACAAAACGTCACAATAGATACCCAGTAGCGTACGAAGTCACTAAAGAACACGTAAAATTTTTATTGACCGAGGTTAAAAATAATCCAACTATAACCGTCGATGATTTGCATTTAGAATTCAAGAAAAAATTTCAAAATGCAAATTTATCTCGAGTGCATATTGGACGAATAGTAAGGGACAATAATCATACATTGAAAAGAAAAAGATTGCGACATGAACCAATATTGAGATACGGTAAAGATGTAGACATCAAGAAAAACCTGAAAGAGTTCTACGATACTGTGAAACAATACTCTATCGATGACATGATTTGTATTGATGAAACCTCATTGAATTCATTCATGGTTCGCAAGTATTGTCGTGAAAAAATAGGTAAAAGATGCACTATGAAAACATATTCACAAGAAGTCTTCAAGAAATTTACTGGAATATTTGCTATATCTACACGAGGATGTGTAGGATACCATGTATATGATAGCGGTGGTATAAATAGTGAACGTCTTATAGAATTTCTTGGAGAACATGTGTTACCTGGTAGACGAAATAAGGTTATTGTATTGGATAATGCGAGCAGTCATAGAAATCCAGACGTGAAAAGCAAAATTCAACATGATAATACACTTCTTTACAGTGTGCCTTATCAACATTACACAAATGCAATTGAAAATTTTTTCAGTGTATTGAAATTCCATATGCAAAAAGAGAAACCTATAGGACGTGAGGCTATAATAAGAGCTATTGATAATGCATTGACTAAAATCACTCCAACGAAATACCGCAACTTTTTCAAGAATGCATATGAACGAAGCAAGGATTATAAACGTAACAAATCGACAAGAGTAAGACCACTAAAAAATTATAAGTAACCAAAAAAGTCGGCATTTTAAATGTTCAAAGGTGTAAATATTTATTATGTGATTTCTATCAATTCGTTACCAGATTATGTATACAACAGATACAGACCTCGACCTACATTGGAAAACAGACGATTGGGACTGCCTTGTGGATCCCGTTTTGGTTATTCCGATTGTCCTCCGACTCAGACCTGTACGAGATCCGGATTCTGTGGCGTGGTTGTGGATGACTACGAATATGGAAAGTTTTGATCACAGTGTCCGGCAATTCACCCCTTTCTCATCACAAATATGCAACTTGCCATTGATCTTGACATTGCCCTTATTATCCCATCTCACCACTGGTCTTGTGCCGCCGCATCTTGTCCCCAATACTCCGCCTTGACAACCGTAAAGTGCAGGACCGTCTATGCTCTTCTCTACACCAAATTCGGAAGACCATGCTACTCCATGATTCAAATCACCAGCATCTCTCAGCCTCAACTCCTTGTCTTGCATACCAGTGGTAGATGCCAATTTTATATACGCATTCTTCCCAATATCCCCCAAGATGACACCAGCTCCATCGATTCCAGGTCTTATATATGTGTTTCCATCAGACCATGGAAAATGCGACCAATATTGCGGGCCTCCCATGGCAGATCCAGCTTTATTTTTTTGAGACTGCCAAGATGTCATCGGGGATGTATCAGTCCAGTCTCCCATAGTATGGCCATGTTTGGATGAACTGATATTTGCATGTCCATTCAAATACGAATCATTTCCCACCCACAATTTACCAGCCGCGATGCCACCGTAATAATCTTTGCCGTCTTTGTTGAAGAAACGCAACCAGTCGTCGTCCTTCTGTGCATCCCCATTCCCCGAAATAACCCACTTTTGACCTATCTTGTATTTGTTGGCAGTCATCACATCATGCATCCCACTTATTCCGGTATTCGTAGTACCAAGATCGGAACCGAGAGTGCTGAGTTTATCAGAAGTATCGCTCATTTTTTTATTGAGATCCGCGACCTGTGAATTCAATGTACCAACATCGGTGCCTATAGAAGATATGTCGGTGTTCGCCGTGTCCACTTGAGATCCGATAGAAGTCTTGAAGCCGGTCAGATCTGTTTTTGCACCTTGTGCAGTCCCCATAGCTTTTGTATCGAGAGCTCCGAGCTTAGTCGATAATTGAGCCTGTTGATCTTGCATGTACCCAGTGGTGCTGTTCACACGCTTATCCAATTCGGAAACCGCATGCCTCTCTCGAATTTGCCGATACGACATCCATATCATACCTACAATCAGCATCCCAACAGCTATGAGTAAGACTATAAGAACCAGGGCAGAAACTAAATCTATCATCTCGATTCGTATATTGGATTATGAGATAAAAACACACACACAGGCAACAAATTGAGATTTGTCACCACGACGCACAATGTTCATAATTCATCACAGTATGCAAAAAAAATTGATTGGATTGGGTTGACCGTTATATCAGGCCTGATATGTCACCGCAAAGCGATGACTGATTCCATATTCAAACTCCCCGACTTCAGAATGAACTGTTATAAAATATTACCCTGTTGTAAAAAATTCGCACACGATTGGACCCAATGTAATTTCAAGCATGATAAAGAAAGAGCTATCCGACGAGACCACAGGATATACCTATATAAGCCCATAATGTGCCATTATATCGAAAATAAGAAGAAAGAAAATCCAAATGTAGAACCAATCTGCCCAAAAGGTAATAATTGCGAATTTGCACACAATATATTTGAGGTCTACATGCATCCGGATAAGTATCGCACCGAGATGTGCAAATACGGTGTAAACTGCAAGAGGAACGAGGAGTCTGTGTGTTTCTTTGCTCATAATCCTGGAGAACTTAGGATCGTTGGATATCCTGGGGTTCGGATACCAGACATCGAATCGCCATGCTCTTCGTCATGTATGTCAGACATTATAGATACTGCATCATTGGTTTCGATACTTGCTGACGTTTCAATAACACACCAGTTTATCCCGCCAACGACCGAATCTACATGCTCTTCGTCCTATACACTCAGCAGTGCTTACATGGGATCATTGGCAACCGATTCCATTTCCTCACAACAAATAGGCCTATCATATGGTCATTCGACAGCCGGTACCATGAAATCGTTCATTTCTGATGATGACGAAATAATTCAAAAAAAATCACTGCAAACAGGTCTATCCGATGTAATACAAAGATTGAAAATCATGATGCAAGATCACTGAATTACCATTATGACTTCAGGAGTTTTCCCAGCACATATACAACCGGTGGTGGAGATGCAGTCCACCATGCCATTACATGCCAAGATTGTCACGGTGGCTGTTGCACACTCTACACTGTAACCATACTATTTATATGCAAAAATAAAAAATTCATTTTTATATTAGCGACGCTCGTTACCTGTCGCAATGTCGGAATCCTCACCTGACCCGAGACGAAAGCTCGTCCTTGATGCATTCGACACAATTCTTAAAGATCCCGATATGGAAAATATCATGAAAAAAAAGATTATAAATTACGACACAAAATCCCATATTCCCAAAGACGTGCTCATAAATACAGTCATCGATAAATTGAAGGAAATACCCGACGGAAAATTCCAAGATATGGCATTGACCTTTATACGCCATTGCGTGGTGGTGCACATTGGAGGATACAATACCGAAGTACTGGATTGGGGAAAACATATGAACCACGAAATCCAAATATATGTCACAGATGATCTCATAACGACCATGTACGAAGACTCGGATCGTCAAGCAAATGGAGCCCTATCAGATGATGACGCGGTGCCCGACGACTCAAACATCATCGAATACGATGGATACTCATTCAACCCAAACCTCGACGTCGTGCCGCTGAAACTGCAAATACACTTCAAAGAGACAGATGATGGTTCACAAGAACTGAGGTCGACACGTTTCCAGCAGGAGAACTTGCTTCTGCCGCAGTCGCCACCCCCGCAGCCGCAGCCGCAGCCGCAGCCGCAACATACGAGGGCAGGATACCAGCACCCACCGCCGCAGCCCCTGCCTGCATCGCCACCCCCGCAGCCGCCGCAGCAGCAATATACGAGGGCAGGATACCAACACCCACCGCCGCAGCCCCTGCCGGTATCGCCACCCCCGCAGCCGCCGCAGCAGCAATATACGAGGGCAGGATACCAACACCCACCGCCGCAGCCCCTGCCGGCATCGCCACCCCCGCAGCCGCCGCAGCAGCAATATACGGGGGCAGGATGCCAGCGTATCCTGCAGATGCTGCAGCCACAGTCGCACATGCCGGTATCGCCGCCGCAGCCGCCGCCGACATCGCCGCTCAGGCAGCCGGCATCGCCGCCGCAGCCGCCGCCAGGATTCCAGCAACCGCCGCCGACATCGCCGCTCAGGCAGCCGGCACAGCAGTACACGCCGGCGTCGCCTACACCGTCGCAATACGCGTCGTCGCAGCAGCAGGCACCGTCGCAATACGCGTCATCGCAGCAGGAGTCGCCGCCGCCCCCGCAGCAGCCACCGCAGCAGCTTCCGCGGTCGATAGAATCATACACAGACGATGAGCTGCGACAATACGTGGAGGACATCCTGGATGACATCAGGTTCCACAACGGGTACTGTCTCGGGGATCTGGTGCTGTTCCGAAGGCTCACATTGCCTCAGGCAAACGAAATAAATTTCCGAGCATACGTAAATCTGGACGGATACAACAACGTCATTCCGCACGTCGAGCACAACAGAGACAGCGTGGACTTCATCATGCGTGTCATGAGAAAAAACAACAACCTGTATCCCATGATGACTGTCAATTTGAACATGATGGGCGAGATTACAATAGCGATCAACAAAATCAGCCCATAAATCATTAAATACCAAAAAGAGCATTTTTCTTCACAAAGAAGTATAAAGGTTGGCTGCGTTTACGATATAATGGCAAACGACGTATCAAGAATTATCTTCGACATGGCGACCGAACAGCACGCGAAAGACATTGAGAACGTCCAAAAAGAAAAAAAAGAAAAGGAGATGCTGATGCTGGAGGAATCGAAGATGAGGATCTATATCCAATTGAACGCAAAGCTGGAATATTCAGACCACAGTTATTTTTGCCCGCACTTTGAGACGATCGATGTGGCAAAAAACGGATCTGGAGGCATCCTGGTCAACATGTCGGGACACGATTCGCTCCTGTTGGAAGACGTAGTGTGGCCGAAGTTCCTCGGAATCGTCATGCAGAAACTCAAGAACCACAGGTGGCACGTGCCCACCAACGGAAGCATCAAGAGGAACACCGTGCTGATCCGGCTCTCCAAGGGGATCCGCGGGAAGAAGAAATGGACGTACTCCAAAAAGGTCATCGCGAGCGTCACGCTGCGAGAACCGAAGGACGACAAGGAATACGAGTGGAACAAGATTCAGAGCATCATCGGTGATTATTTTGATATTTTCATGCACCAAGTATGCTAATTTCTCGCAAATAATAAAAGGAAATGTCGGCATCAAAAGCAAAGCTGGGAGGTCCCGGAGGGAGCAGCTACAAGTACTATGCGGGATACGATCCGTCCGGTCGCGCCTCCTGCAAGCAGTGCGGCGAGAAGATCAAGAAGGGCTCCCTGCGGGTATCTCGAGTCGCCCCAAATGTGGTGAAACACGAAAAATTTGCGAAAGGAAAGGAGCACGTCATCGACATCCTGCACCACTACCACGCATCGCACGCTTTTCCCGCGTTCAGCAGATCGAGGTGCACCAGTCGCGTTCCCCTCAAACCCCATCACCTCGCAGGATTCGATCTCCTGAAAAAGGAGGACAAGAAGAAGATGGAGGCGCGCGTCGAAGCGTTCGCAGAAAAGTGGCACAAAAAGTGCGTATCCAGACGATGATTCACAGGATTTTCCATTTGTTCGGTATAATTACAAAAAAGCTACAAATCTTAAAATAGCATTCATTTTGAACTTCAAACATCCTCATTCGTCAAGCGAATACCTCCATTTGTAATCTTTCGTTTGAACGCTTGTCCTGCACATTTGACAGGTATTCGACTTGCATATTGTCCATGAAATTTGTTGTATACGGCCTTCGGTTTTTACAGATCATTTACGTATAACCTGTACTATATTTGGACTTAAAGGATATTATTATGGTAAATGAGGCAGCAACAAAAATGGAAAGCCCACAAGCAGCCTTCATCACAATGATGATGGATCGTCTTCATGAAATTGAGACTAAATACGATTCTTTGAAGATGGACGTAATCGATCTGCGTGCTGAAAACGCAGCAATGCGAGAAGAAAGAGACAGGCTTCACCTTACCCCAGCATCGAATTATACTGAATTCAGTGACGGGGCAAGATTAGTATGGAGAATTGATGCAGACCCATGGCAAGATGGACCACAAGGCAAAGGATACATATGGGGCCCCCTTGATGAAGCGCACAAAAACGCCATAATTCCATGGGTGCCAGGACCGTTCATTCTTCATGTGGCAGGGATAAGGGTGAGGGAAGAAATCGATCAAGATATTAATGATGTGTGTGTGTTCGCCGGTTTCCCAGGCGTTACTTTGACTGTTCAGCAGTTTGTGGACAAGATTACTCAGTGGATGAACGAACCTCATTTGGACGGAGGAACCAATTTTACAAAATATATTGGAGTGCTAAATGAATCAAAAAGAAAATTTGTTGGGATTTGCTTGCCAACAGCAGATGATCATGCGAGTGGATGTATGTTTTTATGCATCGATGGAGTCTAAATTCAATAACCAATCTGTCAAATGAACATCATCAGTCAATTCAAATGAAACGATATATCCAAAATAAGAAACATTGATTCACAGGATTTTCCATTTGTATTTCTGGATGGATCCGTTGAGCGCAGCAGTTTTGATGGTCTTGGGAGAGATCTGCTCTTTCTTCACAGCATCTGAAATAGATGGGAATGTTTCTATGATCTCATCGGTTTCTGGATCGATCTTTTGAACCCGAACGCCACGAGAAGTGTATTTCTTCTGAGGAATTTCATCTTGGAACGTTTCTTTCATGTCATGATCAAGATCATCCCACAGAGCCCAGTAATAACCGTTCAGAGGACGTGTGTATTTCACAGCCGTACACATGGCTGAAGCATGTTGAGATGCATATTCCGCTGCTCCTTTCTGATCCTGGAAAACTTTCAACACACAGGATTTATCAAGATTCAACATGGCAATCAGACCAGTACGTCGCTGTATCGAAGATACGGTTTCTCCAATATCTCTTGCCTTATCGGGGTCGGAATCGTTTCTGTCCACCAGAAACCACCTGTAACCCAGATACCCCAGTCGTTCTCTGGCCACAAATTTGATCTGAGTGAAACTCGATTTTTCGACCAGACGTGTCGCTTCGGTGATCCCTTCGAATACTCGAAGAACTCTTGATAGATCATTTTCATCATAAATCTGTACTCGTGGGCCATATAATTTCACCGAGTCATTTGCGACATGACTGGATGATCCGATGTCATTTGTACTTGAACTGGATGCTGCATTGTCGTTTGTATTTGATGCTTCGATATCATCTGTAGACAAACTGGATGCTTCAATGTCATTTGTAATTGAACTGGATGCTTCAATGTCCACATTAGTTACATGAGAAACATCAACAGATTCATCAGGTTCCAAAGGAATTAATGTTTTTTGATCTGCAAATAATAATTTCAATGCTTTCATCAGTCCATCTTGATTATTCTCAAATATTTTGCATAATTTTTCAGCGACACAGAGTCTTTGATTTTCTGTGTCATCATGATTGTAGCTGTGTATATTCTTCTTGATAAATCGTTTTATCATGTGATACATGTTCAAATCCTGCATGAGAAATACTTCAGATGATTTTATTTTATTATTGATCAGATCATTATATTTCAGAAGCAGTAATTTAGGATGATGTAACAGAAACTGCTCAAATTTATAATTATTTTTGCATGGAAATACATCGATAAGCAGAGCAGGAGTTCCGATATTTGCAGATATTTTTTGAATGCGATCTTTGATGTCTCCCGATTCTCCTATTTTGATAATGAAACTACCATTTTCAAATACTTGGACTTTCATCACATATACAACATTCTTTTTATCATTTGTCTGAAGCAATATTCTCTGTCTTTCGAGTTCAGTATTATTTTCTGCATCTTGAACTGCGGTTTTCATTTCGATCAGAAGTTGATTTTGATTATTTATTTGTTCTTTTGTGTATTGCAACATGATGTTCTCCATTTTCAGATAGTAATCACATACTTGATCTGCTTTTTTGGTAGATGCTTTCATGCAGAATTTTTTGAAAGTATTCACCGTCATCATGATAATTTCTTTGTTTTGTCCACCGGTTGCGGACTGCTCCCCCCGAAAGGGGAGCGATGTTTCAGTATAATGAATATCTTGACTAAATGATTTTGTCAAAAGTCTTTTTGCATGATCTTTTCTCGAAAATCCCATCCATTCCCAAACATTATCCAAGTCTATCGCAAAAGCTGTATCATCATCACCGTATTGTAGATAAGTTTCAAAACTTTTCACAAAAAGATGCTGTTCTTCTGTATTCATTGTCTCAATCATCAATTGATGGAGGCAATCATCGATACGGTTGTTTGGTGCGAGTAGAGTGTCCATGCTTAATTCACAAAAGCAACAAACCTTTAAGTAGTATTCGTATTGATTTTCAAACATCCCGATGTAATTTACAAGCCAAAGAAAGGTACTACGTAGTACCTTGTCATATAACATTTGTTACACTTACACTCCCACGCTCTCGCATCCCCTGTAAAACTCGTCCAACAATCCCACGTACTGCCTGTGTTCCTCCTCGAAATCGCGCTGCTGCTCCTCGTACCACTTTTTGAGAAACGGCACGAGATGCTCGCGATAGCACGATTTCTTGGCGGCTCGTTTGCAGTTCGCTTTCGTGCCCTTCAGGGACACGTTGAACATCCATTTGTTCGAGCGTTTGTCCTGCACGATCGATACGTACTTCGGCAGGTATTCAATCTCCATCTCGTCAGCAAACTCTTTCGGGAGCCTCTGAACCTTCGGTTTCTGGATGTCCTTGCAGCCTCCCTCAACGTAAGTCAGGTTGCGCATCCGCATGTCCTCGTTCCTCAGATCGATCGGCTTAACGCACTTCCCCTCTTCGAAATGGTTTCCTTCGAGCACATGGTACACGAATGCGGACGGAGTGATCTTTGTCGACTTGTAATTTTCTAATATGGGAAATTTGCTTCGAAGTTCCTTCGTTACGCTCATGCTGTCCCCTGGCGTCCACGTGAGATTTCCCATGATTTCTGCGTGTTTATCGTCGTATATCGCCACGATTCCCGATTTGATGCGTGCCATAGCATAGAGCTCCGGTATGGGAACGTCAGATGCTTGCACGTTGTAATCTCTCCGACTGAACTGCAGAGGAGCGCAAGTCGATTCCTCCAATATCGATGAAATAACGTCTTCTCCGTCGACGTCCATAGGCATACGCAGAGCGTCGTTGTGATCATTGACATTATCAGTTCGACTTCCGATGGTCAGATCCTCTGCCCAATTGCGATACGATCCGTCTGCGAGTTTAGGAGCATCATTGCCGTGCCGGACCACCTGATTTGCTCCGATCGTACCGTTGAACGCAAGGTATACCGCCACATGCGCGTACAGACGTACGCACTTACGGACTCCTTCTTCGTCGATGTACGTCGATCTGAAGCAGTGATAATTCGAATCGCGCAGCTTCGTCCCTCTCGAAACAGTCCCAAAACGGTTCTTGAATCTCCCCTTGTTCGAAACCGTCATGATCACCGCATTTCCATCATCGAGCTCCTTGACCCGCAGGTCACGCCATTCTTCGTCTCGAATCGCATTAGCATCCTCTGATATTTTCCATCGGTATCCGTAGGCAGTTTTGCGAGATCCATTGACGACCATGCGTATCTTGCTGTCAACCGTGTCGATTGTGAGTTCCAATCCCTGTCGATTCCTGATGTTGTCGACGACAAAACGAGCAGCTGCGCAAATAGACGGGAAAGACATCAAAGTATCTCCGGTGTTAGATATGACATCGATGATATGTCCGTTGCGGACATTCGTGACCGCCTCGTGAGCCTTCGAACTGTTTGCCGATCGAGTCATCCATTCGAGGTTGAACAGGCTGTTGTCGAGATGATTGTTGTTGCGATGGTCGACCGTCTCGTTCGGAGGAGCGTTCGGGAAGGCCGTGGCGAGCATCATGTGGGTGAGATTGCAGTGAACTTTTGTTTCGTTCCTCACAGATAACTGAAAACATGTCGACGATGGAGAAAATCGTACGAGACGCCAAGTATCTCCACGTTTGCTGCGCAAAACGAACGGGAATTCGGCATCATTCGTGAACATTCCTTCGTATGTTGCCAGAGGTCTCGTAGTATTTCCGTTAGGTACTCGAGCTTGGATCCATTTTCCAAATACGACTTCGCCGTATATCGGATGATTCTCGACGGTCTCCATAGGATTCTCAGCAACATGTTCACCATTCGGCGACAGCGGCATGAACATCAGATCTTCGAGATGGCAACGGAGAGTGCCGTCGGGCTGTGCAATCGCCTTGCGATACAACACTCTTCCTTTTCGAACATCGATCTCGGGATGGAATGCGGCGTAGACGAGACGGTGAATGTAATGTTTAAATCGATCAACCGTAATTCCTGCATAATATCCTCGAGTTGTATGTTTTGTTAATTTATGTTGTTGAATCTGGTATTTCGTCGATGAACATCTCAAATCGCCAAAATTAGATACTTCAATATTGTTCAAATTGACATAGTCCGGAATACGTTTCCAAATAGTTGCCATAGTGTTTATTCAATCAGAGTGAACACTCTTTATGTGTTGTATCAATTTAATTTGATACGATAACAAACGCATATAATATACATTTACTTGTGATATTAAACCACCCATTCCAGTCATGATGCTTAATCTGAGTAAGCTAACCCCCCCATACCACTCATGATCCTCAGCACATTATAGCTGACGGCATAAACGCGCACCTTGGCACCGCTGGCACTGGCGCCACCACCGACGGCGGTGGTGAGAGTCTTGTTGGACAGCGTGAGAGTGAGCGTGGCATTGTCGATACGAGACATGTTGCACGTGCCGGACGGCTGGTGCTCCTCGGGCTTGAGGCCGAAGGAGTACACGTTGATACCGCGGCTGGGCACGTTCTCGTGGTGCTGGAAAGGCTGCACGAGATTGAAGTAGCGGCCGCTGCGCTCCGAGAAACGATCGTGGCCGTTGAGCTGTAGCTTGGCGAGCTGCACGGGGTTGTCGCCGCCCTCGAAGGTGACGGGCAGATGCACCAGATTGGCACCACCGGCGGCCACACCGGGCATGGTACCGGCCAGATTGCTGGCGCTGGCTTCTGTGTCGGGATCGATGATGTTGAGAGTGGTTAGATTGAAAGCCGTACCCACATTGCTGCTTGCAGCCCAAGCATAAGTCATATCCGCATCGTCGGTGTAATTGAACCACTGGGCACCGGATTGCAGCATCAATGCGCTATTGTCGACGTTGGCATCCTTCTGCACGACCCACACAAGTTCTTTTGTGGGATGGTTGAAATTGAGCTTCAGACGAGTCTGAGTAGCGGTCGCGCTCTCGTCGCCCGTGAATTGTAGCTGTTCGATCAGATACTCGTGGGAGGCCTGGGCAAATCGTCGGCGCTCGTCTGTATCCAAATAAATATAGTCCACGAAGAGAGATGCGCTCTTCAGAGGATCGACCTTCTGGGCGCTGCCGGCCGAAGACCAGAAGCAGTTCTTCAGGTCGTTGAGCTCCAGGCTGATGCGCACCTCGTGGTACTGCAGAGCGATCAGGGGAAGGGCGAGGCCTGCGTTGCGGCAGAACCAGAACTGCAGGGGGATGAACAGCTGCTGTCCGGGAACCACGGTGCTGGCACCACCGACCACGGGGGTTGTCAGGGTCGGCACGTTTCCGACCATATTGGCATAACCGAGCTGATGACCCGCGGTCTGGGTGAGCTCGTTCCAGATGTGCAGCCAGTCGCCGTAATGCTTGTCGATGCGCTGGCCACCGATCTCGACCTCCACGTTCTTAACCAGAACGTGACCGAGCCAATTCAGCCAACGGAAGGTAGAGCCTTCTTTTACCGTCACGTCCGGAAGATCCACCTGGAGGTACACGCGATGGATCAGATCGCCATTACGCGACACGGTACAGGTCACCTTCTTGCCAAAGTCGGCGGCGCCGTTGAACGTCTGCTCAATGGATTCCATCGAGAAGTTCGTATGACGACGATACACCACTTTGAAGAAAGTGATCTGAGGATTGCCTGAGAGATATACGTCTTGTGCTCCGTACGCCACTAATTGTAATAATCCGCCCCCAATCTTGAATAAGCACCCTTTTGGGTTATACTTATAAGTAAGATTTTATTTATGAAAATATAGCAGAGACATCAGAACGCAGGTGCTTCATTGGTCACCCAAACAAGTCATGTTGATCTGGTATTTTGTTTTGCAAGTTCTTCATTTAGGTTATTCAAATATTTGACCGCAATCTGTTTTCGTTCCTGCAATGTATATTTTGTCCTCACAAAAATTTTTTTCTTGCACAGCGGATGACATACAATATGATAGCCTTCGCAATCCTTCCATTTAGCATATTTTAGATATTTTGGGAGGACTGTTTCTTCATCATGATCGTATCTTACTACAGAATCAATGATGGTCTGAGCAATTTTTCTTTTGGTTTCTTCCTTCACAGGTATTCCATATTGTGGATGCTTCTCACCTCGGATCGCTTCGCTCATCCTCCTCTTTGTTTCCTCAGAAGCCCTGCCATTTCTCCCGGCCGTACGCAGATTATAGCCTTTATCATGGTTAAGAGTATCGTATTCTATCATGAGCATGTCCTCGTATTGCGTCAAAAATTCTGTCTTGCAGGTCAGAACAGCCTCGACCTCAAATTTATCCTCCCCGTATTTACGAATTGCAGAATTCAAAAAACGGCACTTACCTCCGCTCTTTTGTCGTGCGTCGGATTTGTGTCCCACCCACCTCTGCAAAGTCCCATACCACCTATTTTTGGAGGAAATGATGACCGCCTGACCCACATAGCGTTTGTCATTGATGGTATTTCGGATCACGTACACTTCCCCGTAAGCACTGAGACGCGCTTTCAATTCTGCGAGTTTTGTATCTTTTTTCCGTCCCATCCTGTAAATTGTATTCATGGCTTGTCTTTAGGTAACCATAACGTGCAATCATCATCCGATATTTTGTTTTATGAATTCATCATTCAGGATATTCAGATAATCAATTGCAATCTGTTTTTTTTCTCCTATGGTATATTTCTTATTTGTGAAACTTTTTTGCTTGCACAACGGATGAGATACGATATGATAACCTACCTGATCCGTCCAATTAACATATTTAAGATATTTTGGAAGGACAGTCTTTTCATCGTGATCGTATCTCACCACCGAATCGATGATGGTCTGTGATATTTTCTTTCTTTCATCCTCGGTACGTGTTTTTCCATACTGATGATGTTTCTCACCCCTCATCGCTTCGCTCATCCTCCTCTTCGTCTCCTCAGAAGCCTTCCCATTTCTCCCGGCCGTGCGCAAATTATAACCTTTGTCGCGATTCAACGTATCGTATTCGATTATCAACATATCAACGTAATGCGTCAAGTATTCGACCTTGCATGTTAATACGGCTTGAATCTCAAAGTTATCCTCCCCATATTCGCGAATAGCAGCATTCAAAAAACGACACTTATCTTCGTTGTGTGTTCGAGCATCCGACTTGTGTCCCGTCCATCGTGCCTGAGTCCCATACCACCTGTTTTGAGAGGAAATAATGACCGCCTGACCCACGTAGCGTTTGTCATCGACTGTGTTTCGGATCACATACACTTCGCCGTAAGCACTGAGACGTGATTTAAGCTCTGCGAGACTGATGTCTTTTTTCCTACCCATCCTGTAAATTGTATTCATGACTTGTCTTTAGGTAAACCATCACGGGAAGACGTGTGCCAATTATGAAATTTTGAACAAGATCCCTCCCTTGGCGGCATTTTTATCACCGTTCTGCGGTACATCATCGTTCAAACCGACCTTGCTTAAAACGTGCACAGAGCTGCTGAGCACGGATTCGGACAAAAGGTATTGATACGGCATGTAGAAATAACCTTTGTCCCCCCAATCAGCGCCCCAGGAGTTGCGCGCGATCCATATCTGTCGCTCGTCATCGTACCCACACAGCTGTATGCAGTGGAACCCCATATCTACATCCCCTTGTTTGGGCATGTAGACCATTCCATCCTTGCCCGTGTCCTCGAACGATTGGAACACGCGGATTATGACGGAGGCCGGGCTGCCGGCAGCGAGACACGCCTTTATGTCTATCTCGGTGGGATGCACACTGAAAGATTCCACTTTTCCGGAGTGTGCTGCCTCTTCGTACGCCTTGTCGGACGGTTTTATGGAAATATTGGACTCTAAATATGGCCACGTTTTATCCGAACACATGCCTTTTTCGATCAGTGAGCGCACACCGACCGCGAGGGTCGACCCACGATCGATGTCCACATTTCCATCAGCGTCGCGTTCGTTGTAGTACAGGAACAACCGCGAGCCTATCGGCTCCTCTGGGTACAGGCAGTGATATGCAGCTGCCAGCACCGCGGACGTGCATGCTCCGATGCCTCCCTGATTTACGATGGGGGGATATTGCTTGCGCATATCCATGCGTGGAGGTAGCATCTCATGTTCCCCACTGAATGCATCCATGGGAAAAGAGCGATATTTCAAAATAGGACGAGCAGGAACATTATTCGACGAATTTGAAACCAGGGCTTTCTCATGAGCGATCTCATCATCCGGCCGTGCTCCATAAACGTGAACGGTACGCATTGTTTTGTACTTGTGCTGAGCAAAAAAATACGAGTTATTTCCTCATCCGTTTGTTGCTGTGAGATAAAGGAAAATATCTGGTGGTAGCTGAATTTGATCTTAATTTGACGATTTCTTGTGCTGTCCTCCAAATTTTCGGGTTGACGCTTAGTTTCCGCCTGCTGCGGGTGCTGCGGGTGCTGCCTGGGGCTGTGCCTGGGGCTGTGCCTGGGGCTGTGCCTGGGGCTGTGCCTGGGGCTGTGCCTGGGGCTGTGCCTGGGGCTGTGCCTGGGGCTGTGCCTGGGGCTGTGCCTGGGGCTGTGCCTGCGGCAGCGCATTGAGCATCGCCATTAAACCTTCATACGGATCATCCTGGGCGGCAAACTGAATGTGTCCCTGAAGAACAGGGGGAATCCTATTTACCCGCACGTATGCCAGGAAGGCGTTTTCGTGCTGTACGAGCGTGGCGTTAGTCTGCTGGAGGTTGACAATTTGTTGCTGGAGTTCAGCAATTGTTGCTCGCAGCTCCCCGATAGTAGCACCAGCACCGAAGAGGTCTTCCAAAACTCGACCCAAGATATTTGACATCTCATTAATGTCCCTGGTCATGTTGAATTTAATTTGATCGATGGTTGTATCCCGAGAGGGATTGTAGAACCTACGAATTGCATAATCCGCAATGTCGATGTCCAAGTTGGCAAGGGCAAGCTGCTGGTTGTTGGCCATGGCAAGTTGAAGTGAGCGCAGATGGTCTGTGAATGCACAGACGAATATGATATCAAGCGGTGGGTTTTCATTTTTTTTTTCATTGGTCGTTATTGTAAACACAGCCACCGTGGCCATGTAATGGTTGATGAAATACCTCAAATTTGTGTCATCATAAATAGTCGCAGTAACAAATATGTCTTGGTGAACCTTTACATTGTCTCTGCAAAAATCTTGATAAAAATGGGTTAAATGACTGCTGTATCCCACTCGGACACTACTGGATCATAAGATTCCGAACTACGGGTTCGAATTGATCTGACGAACCGCTTGGTGCCGGAGGTGGCCCGCGCCTTCCCCGGGGCGGTGCCCGGGGCGGTGCCTGGGGCGGTGCCTGGGGCGGTGCCTGGGGCGGTGCCTGGGGCGGTGCTTGGGGCGGTGCCTGGGGCGGTGCCTGGGGCGGTGCCTGGGGAGATGCCTGGGCCGCTGCCTGAGCTGCTGCTTGTGCTGCCATCAGTGCCGCCATTTGCTCCCTCAGATCCAGAATGTTTGCTGCGACATCCGGATCAATCGGAGTGGGCTGCACCTGCAGCGTCTGCGGCTGTGGCTGCTGTTGTTGCGGCTGCACCTGCACCTGCTGGCACACCTGCTGGCACTGCATCTGGGCCGGCTGCCACTGCTGATGGAGAATCAGCAGGCGCTGAGCGATGCGAACAGCAATGTCCGCATTCGCCACAAACACGCCGTCAGGAGCACCTGTGACTTCCTTGTACATCTTGTAGAACACGTAGGTGTGTGCTTCGTTCAACACTGCAATTGATGCCGGGTCGTACGGGATGTAGCTGGTGAGCTGGGCGATATCTCTTTTGATACCCTTGCCATTCCAATACGACGGAATCATGTGTCCATATGTCGCCATTTGGATGGGTGACACGAAGCACAGATGAAATACACGGGCGTGTGGCGCGTGATGACAAGCGTGGAGGTTCTGACCTCAACCAATTAAATATCTCAATTTTTTTCCTGTTGGTCATTCCACAATATAAATATGCGACCAACGATTTGCTTGATCTCCGTGTATTTTCAGGATGATAAATTAAAAATAAAATCAAACTCCCGTCCATTGTACCTACAATGCTTGTGGCAAGACCATGGATCGTGATGTCAATGCTTCCAAAAACATGTTGGAAATATTGATGGGGATGATAACAAAGAGCGGAAGACCGTCAGCTTTTTGTCGTCCTGAAAAATCAAGCCTTGGAGTCACGAATTCGTCTCGCAGCTCCAGGACGGCCGGTGTGGAGAAGAAAGTCCACCATGCCATTACATGCCAAGATTGTCACGGTGGCTGTTGCATTTAGGATGTGACTTGGGTGTAAAAATGTATCACAGAATAATTATGCTTTCGTCACAGCGACCTTCGTCTCCTATCCTCTGTAGATTTTCAGGAACTGTTTCTCCAGTTCATTCGCCGCATCCTCGTATCTTTCGATGTCTCTTTCAGATAATTCTATGGCATCCTTCAACACCACGACGTTCTTCTTCTTGATGAGCATATCCTCACGTTCTTCCTCGTACGGCAATGTTTTTTCTTCGAAGGCTATCGCGAGCAGCAGGTTCAATGCCCCCTGTGGCTTCTCGTTGATGCTCTTGAACAGGATTTTGATGCGCTCCACCGCTTTTATCTCCAACATGCTCGCATCTGTGAACTTTATCGCAAGATTGACACGTCTCTCTCTCTCCAGTTTCGCATCGTCTTTGGATATGATAGATTGACAGGCTATCAGGGCTTCTTTCAGTGTAATTTTGTCACACTCGCAAGATGCCATGGTGATGTCGGACGTAATATATCACAAATGAAAATCAATTTTTTTTTGATGTGTCACACAACGGCGAACAGAAAAAAAATCAATTGGTAATTGTCGTAATCTTATATCCAGCCTCGCATTCGCCCAATCACAGAAGCGATGTCGTCTTACAATTTCCTGGTTCAGCCTCGCCTGTTGCACGACGCACTGGGGTCCATGCGACACCAAGTGGTGTCTTTGAATTCGGCACTGGAGACGAAAGACAAGGAAGTCGCTGTCCTGAACGGCGAGGTGACCAACCTCAACCGGGAGGTCAACATCCTGAAGATGGCATTCACGAACGTCGCCACAGGACTGAAGGCCTCCATCGTACAGGAGACGACCAAGGAAGTCCTGGAAGCGCTGAAGGCAGCGAAAGCCCAAAAATCCGTGATCGCCGAAGCCGACCGTCTCGCTTCTGAGGCAGCTGGCTCCATGGATGTCGCTGAAATCATAGAGCAGTTGATGTTGGACAAGCGCAACATGACTGAGATGAAGGAGCAGTACCGCAAGGCGTTCGCCAAGTTGGCTGTGTTCACGATCAAAAAGAACAAAGACAACTTCGAGCTGCTGAAGGTGCTGAAAGACCTTCCGGGTTTCGCCGCAGAGCTGGAGGGTGTGACGGTCGCATAAAGGATCCGGGTTTTTACTTTCATGAATCTCGAATGAGAAGTCTGGTAATATTCGCTTATACATCAAAAAACCACCTTGTGGATGGAAGATCGATCGTCATTCCAAAAACTGAAATTACCGTGCACATCGAGTGGCCTCTCGAAAAACATGCCGACGAAAAACTGATTTCGAACGATCCTCGGGGATTTTCGAGAGAAATCATTGCGGATCGGCTCGCAGAAGCGTGTCGCGGGAGAAAAATGACGTGTGACTACGAACCACGTCTGTACGGCATATATTACGTGGCGAACAACGATCTCTATCACTTCATTTTTGTGGCTACTTAAAAGCTCTCGCAATGTCAAGTTATATGCGTGTACAACAGAATGCATAATTCTGCTTCAGCTCCGGTCGTCCCGAGCCGAGGACTGATGGATCAGCTAATTCCTTCGATGATAAACCCTTCATCCCAAAACGGGGGTGGTCACATCAAGCAGGTTCTTCTGTACGATCTCGTGACCCGCAGCGTCCCCGCCTTGTTGAGAGGCGTCGGTGCGATCTTGTCGAAGATCGTTAAATCGCGCACGGAAAAGCTGTCCGAATCGATAGCGCACAGAGCCAGTACGGTGTCCGGTCGTGCGCCAATCATAGGTTCCGTCATCCTCGAGAGATCCTACAAGAACAACACCTCGAACGACATGTTCGACGCGCTCCTGTCGTTCGTCAGCGATCTCCCGCAGGCCAAGAACGTTCGTCGCACGAACAAGGGCGTCTTTACGGTAGAAGACAAGAGCGAGGTCGACATAGGCAGCGACATCATGTTCAGGAAGCTGCAGTGCAACGTGGTGGAAGGCAATATCGAGAGCATGGTCATCGAGATCTTCTCCCACTGCAAGAACGTCGTGCATCTGCGAGACTTCCTGACGAACATCGAAGAGAGGTACAACATCCAGAAGAGCAACAGTCTCGGACGGAATCTGTACTTTTTCGACGAAATGCCCGTTATGCTCCCGCCCACGATGGGCCTTCCCGGAGAGAAGGCGCAGAAGGATCTTTCCCGTCTGCCGAAGATGATGATTTTCAACATGTTTTCCCTCAAGACCAACAAATCCCTGGCGACGGTGTACGGGCGAAGCGTCGAGGCGGTACGGAGGCGCGTCAACTTTTTCGCGGACAACGCGGACTGGTACAAACGCAAGGGCATCCCGCACACGCTCGGCATCCTGTTGTACGGGGATCCTGGATGCGGGAAGACGAGTTTCGTCAAGGGTCTCGCCCACGACTGCAAACGTCACGTCGTGAATATCAAGCTCAGCGACACGACGACGATATCGCAGATAAACAACCTGTTCTACACAAACCGCATCCATGTGCTACAGGACGGACGGACAGACGTGTTCGATATTCCGATAGATAAGAGGATCATCGTAATGGAGGACATAGACTGTCTGTCGAACGTGGTATTGGACAGGGCATTGGAAGACCCCGAAAAAAAACAGGCGCCACAGGACAGCGAAAAACTTACTCTGTCCGTCCTGCTCAACATCCTCGATGGTATCCTCGAGACGCCCGGAAGGATCATGATCATGACTTCGAACCATCCGGAGATGCTGGATCCGGCTCTCATCCGTCCGGGAAGGATCGACGTACAGGTTAACTTCACGAAGTGCAGTCCGGACGATATACTCGACATGGTCGAAGGCATCTGTGACGTGAAGCTCGACAGAGAGAGGCTCGTGAAGCAGCTGCCCGACCATAAATGGACTCCCGCGGAAATCACCAAGGTCGCCCTCGAGAATCTGGATGATCCGATGCAGGCCATCTACGTGGTGGAAAACACGAGTCCCGTCAGGCTGTCCGAAAAACGACTGTCGAACAAGACGGAGGTTTCATCGAGCAAAATAGTAGCGGAAACCGATAAAGTAGAATCGGCAGAGAAAGAAGTAGGGAAGAAAGTGGACATCTCAAAATTTGAGGGAATCCACGTTCTTGCCCCGGTCGCGTCCCCGGACGGCAATACCAATGACAACAACCCGTACAATAAGATTAAAAACAATCCGTACAAAGATGCATCTCTGGTGAAAGCCGTGATGACCGGAGAAGAAGTGATGTGTCCGAAGAACCTGCATTATGCAAGCATCGCCGACGGAGACAGGAAGTTATGCGATGAAAAACCTCAGCTCGAGATACTGGGAACGACGTTCGATACGTTCGGCACCAATTGCGCAGGCGTCGATGAGTGGTGCAAATAGATGTGGAACTACGCATCGCGCTCGTTTCCTAAATAAATTTTGGTTTAAGATCCCGCATATTTAAAAAATTTCTCACGGTTTCATTTACATGGTAGGCATGTCAACGGATTTTTCAAGAAACAACAACATGAATGCACGAAACATTACAAAAAAGACTGTGGACGTCCAGCATGCCAACAAACTCGACGAGTTCGGGTCTTCCATATCCGCTATACAGGATTTACAGGGCGTCTTGAAGAGCATCGATCATCAGCTCCACGATCTCAATACGAAACCAAAATCCGACATAAACGACGAGGACATACAGTTGATGATCGATCTCGTCGACAGGAAACAGGACACCGAGTACGCCATCAAAGATATGGACGGCATAGATTCCGAGATAGACTACCTCATGAACGCCGGTTCGATCCTGTTCAAATACTACGAAGTCCTGGAAAAGGGAAATCCGAGGAACAACAACCACATCATAGATCCCAGCAAGAATTCCATCCTGAAGTACTTCCACATGAAGTCCGGCAACTGCAGCAACTCCATCCTGTCGTCGTCGCCTCCGATGCACAACCACTGCGGCAATAGCGCAAAACAGGGCAACAGGGCGTCTCTGCTCGAAGAATACCTGTCCGTCACCGACAAGGCTTATATCAAACCTAATCCAGATTCGCCCGTATCGAACGCGTGTCAGTACTGCGGATCCGAAGACCGCACCGTGCGCACCATGGACGGGTGCATCGTTTGCAACGTTTGCAGCGCCCTCGAGTGCATCCTCATCGATCACGACAAGCCGAGTTATAAAGAACCGCCGAAAGAAATTTCTTACTTTGCATACAAAAGAATTAATCATTTCCAGGAATGGTTATCACAAATACAGGGCAAGGAAACCACCGACATTCCCGAGGAGGTGTTCGACAAGATACTCCTCGAAATACGAAAGCAGAAAATAACAAATATGTGTGACCTCACTCACATGAAGATAAAGGAAATTTTGAAAAAACTACGCATCAATAAATTTTACGAACATGTACCTCACATCCTCCATCGACTGAACGGTCGGCCGATTCCCCACCTGTCTGTCGAGCTGGAAGATCAATTAAGATCGATGTTCAAAATGATCCAGTATCCGTTCCTCGTGCATGCACCATCTTCGAGAAAAAATTTCTTAAGTTACTCTTTTGTGCTACATAAGTGTGTGCAGCTCCTGGGTCATGACGAGTTTCTGTCTTCGTTCCCTCTTTTGAAATCGAGGGACAAACTTGCGCAACAGGATATGATATGGAAAGCCATTTGTAAAGACCTTGGTTGGGAATTTGTTCCTTCGATGTGAAACATTTGGTGAAGAATCGAGATTATGAGGTTTTCAACTTGCAAGTTGAAAACCCCCAAGGAGGTTAGACAACTCAGAAAATAAATCTTACTGCCAATTGCCAAAATATAATTTCAATAAACAGAATGAACATCATATAAAGACAAGGGACATTCCATAATTATAACATTCAGACATGGCGCTGTCATTGATCGCGTCTTTCTCTGCAGCACAGCATGACTCTCTCACCGCACTCGTACGCGACAAGATGTCAGAAGAATCCAGGTCTATTTTTGTGCAGTGGTTCTGGCCTACCGCTATGCCTTCTGCCTGCAAATATCCCATATCAACCAGAGATGCTATGATGTGGCTGGATTTTTCGAAACACAGCAACTTCAAACGCTTGGTCGCGAAGCTGCTTGAGGCTGATCGTGATTACGAGGTTGTGCTCCCGCGGGAGCAAAACCCACAAGGAGGTCGTATTGCGGAACAAATCAGTCTCACCGTCAATGGCTTCAAAATTCTTGCAATGAATACAACCACAACCAAAGGTTCACAAGTACGGATGTACTATTTGGAGCTTGAAAAAATTGTTCAGCAGTTCGTATCTGAAGAAATTACAAAACAGATAAAATTTGCTGCTGAGGCAGAAATCGAAAAGAAAAATATGGAAGTACGAATGCTCGAGCTGGAAGCACAAGTTGCAAAAAAACAAAAGAAAAAATACGAGTATGGGGAAACAGTATACATTGCTTGCGGTCGGTACAATGACAAGATATACCACAAGGTTGGTAGTTCCATCAACATGAATACCCGTGACAAAGGCTATGGATCACATACGCTGGATGTCAAGATCATATACACTGTGCGCTGCCACAAGAGAAAGGTGTTGGAGGATCTAATTCACGAGGTACTGCGGATCCACTCTATTGTGGATAAGCCCGATTGCTTCGATCTACCGTTCGAGATCGTCAAGGAGGTAATGGATGCCTGTCATGTGTTTATCGAAAGAACATCAAGAATCTGCAACAATGTCTGTGATATGGATCTTGCTGTTCAGCTGAGCAACTTGCTACGTTTCAACAATGATGCATCCGGGTCATCATCAACAAATCATCATAATATGGATGCTATAGAGGATGAAGCCGACATCACGGCGATAGAAGATGAAGACGACATTGATTCTCAGGAAGCAGAGGAAGACACAGACGAAGAAGATGGTGATGTAGACGACCACATGTCTGCTGGTTCATCGTCGGATAATGTTGTTATTCCAGAAGTCGCATCAGCGCAGGTGGGTGACATCGTCGTCCTGCCACCCATCAATGACATAACCAATTTTGACAAATTCATAGATGAGTGCTTCATCAAGACAGCTGGCTCTTCTTGCACTATCACCAACATCCAAGCGATGTACCGTATATGGGCAAAATCGACAGCTGTTCGAAGCGCTCCGTTGGTTGCATACCTGGAAGCCAATGGTTACAAAAAAGTGAAGGTATACGATCATATTGAACTTACTGATAATGTATCATACACAGGACTTGTGATGAAACCCATGCCTCCCCTCGTAATTCCTGCTGAGCCAAACGAGTTTTACGATTTCCTGCTGGAACGATGCACAATTATCGTGTCAGGACGTGTAGGCAGTTTTGAGATCAAGAAAGCATTCCAGGCATGGAAACGTGAAAAAATGAACAACCCCACATACAAAATGTCGTCAGCTGATAATACACAACTGAATGCAGTATTTAATAAAGAATTTGTGTATGCTGTTGTGGCTACCAAAGAACGAAGTCAGAGGGGAGGATGGTGGGGCGTGTGTTTGAAGGGCGACGAACGTGTGGGGATACGTAAAAATGTTGGAAATCGTAAGAAGTTCAATGTTGTCGATGCCAAGACGAACCGAGTCATTGCTGTGTACGAATCGGCCACACATGCTGCACATGAGATGGGAATCCAAGGTTCCGTGATCAGCATACACAAAAACAAGATTTACAAAGGGATGCGTTTCGTTCAGGTGGAATCATGATCACTGCATAAAGATTGTATTGCAAGCAAAGAAAGCAATAGAACATGGAGACACCAAGTGCAACTTTCATTACGATGCTGATGGATCGCCTTCACGATTTGGAAATTAAAAATGATCGACTTGAAGACCAAGTCAAGAATCTACAGACAGAGCAATCACAACTTCGTCAAGAACTTGATAATGTCCTTACAGATCGGAACCGCTTGTATCTCACCCTACATACTCAGTATAACGAGTACAGCGATGGAACAGAGTTTGTTTGGGTTCTCGGAGAATCCGTCAAAATATATGATGAAAATGAAAGCTGGTATTGTGATACAGAAGACAAGCGCTACTTGGATGCTATTGCCTTTCCGTCAGGGATTCGCATTTTTGTGAAAATCGATGAAGAAAAATTTGACATCTTTGTCGGTGAAAGAGGTGTGCCTCTGACGGTTGAGGTTCTCATTGATACATTCAACAAATGGATGCTCACCCCACTGACAGAAACATCAAACAGGACTCTGAAAGACATTTTGGATGAAGACTATGGAGCAGAAGGAATTGCACTATTTGGAGGATTTATGCCACCCACTGATAATGACAGTGATCATCTGGGTGTGATCATGCGTCTGCGTTGATAATACTTCAAATACGTGTAACTTTCTTCTTCCGAGCCTTTCCTCCTCCGCTCATGGCCAATTGCCCGATCGGTTTGTAGAACAAAAATCCATTCGCAGCCGTATCTTCCTTGAAAACGTTCAACGGTTTCAAGTTCATCAGGAGTTCCTTCGCCGAACGGGCGCTGAAAGGCGTAGATTCTTTGATATTCGTCCAGAGCGATGGAAAACGCAGCAATTCCAAGTCCGACATGTCGTACAGAGCCTTCTCGTTTCCGTCCGGAGATATAATTATAGAAAATGGGAACACTCTGCCGTCTCCGTTGGATCTGAGGAATCCGCATCTGTACATGAAGTACGTGTAAGTTTCGGGCAAGGATTTCAGCAAGAGTCCTTCGTAGTATATCCGCATGTCTCGCATCATGGCTCTGCGCAGATCCGGATCGGCGAGAGAATCTACCATCAAAGCTCCGACTCCTGACGTCGAAAACGCCGAGCATATGACGTCTATGTACAGATGATCGTTCACCACGACGCCCGGTTTTGCGTACTGCAAGCGAAAATCCCACGGATTCCCTCCAATTTTTCCGGTCTTTTTCATCAGGGTGGCGAATCCTACGGGCGTTTTCTTCATCGTATTCGAAAATTTACTCGATTGTATAGGGATCCCGTACACCACGCAGATCGCATCGCAGGTTTCGATGCTTTCCTTGGAGTGATCGTCGGCCAATTTAGTGTTCCCAGGAGTGCACAAGTACCTCGATCTCTCGTACACTTCGAATACGGGATCGTCCATCGCAGCATACTCGATGTCGATGCCCCGCACCCTGTTGACGACGATTTCGCACCCAAAAAAAGTCACCGCATCTTTGTCGTCATTCAGGTGAAACACGAGATCCGGAAGTTCCTTGCGCCATATCACCGGGAAAGTCGTGCCGATAAAATCGGCTTCTTCGCGATTATGAAATACGTTGTTCATTATCTCCTATGATTTTTTGATATATTTGATACATCCTGTCTACATCGTCCGCGATCCTCTCCTTGACGACCTTCAGACACGACGCGTTTTTCCCGGAGACCGCAGCGATAGCGATGAATATCCAGTATTCGTCGCACAGGAGTTTTGATTTGACCAATTCGACGATAGGAATCGCATCTCCATGGAGAGCCGCCAGTGCGACTCTTCTGCTCGTATTATTGCTGGCGACCATATGAAGATTCACGTCACCACGGCGGAGAAGATAATTGTAGATGCGGTAATGACTGCTCCGCAGCGCCCATTCGAAACCGCTGTATTTTTTCCACACCGAGAGGAATTGTCTGTTCACCCCCGGGATTCCAATGGGATATCCTCTTTTATCGATGGATCTTTCGATGATGTCCTCGAGGATGGGAAGCGGCAGAGCCATTAATTGACACACCCTATTG